GTGTAGCCCTTGCCCACCACGTTGCGCTCAAACGCGTGGAGGACCGCCTGGGCAATATCGCTATTTCGCTCCAGGTCGCGGGCGCGGGCGCGGATCACGTCACGGGTCATTCTGTCCGTGTTCTCCGCGCTGTCGTTGTGGACCCTCCAGCCGGAGTTCAGGCGCCCATAACTGGCGGCGTCGTAGCCTCTGGCCGCCTCCAATGCTTGGCGCCACATTTCGCGCTCATAGGCTTTTTGGGGAGATACCACGCCTATGATCTTGTCAATGGCTCCCATGCCGATCACCTCCCGTCAAAGAACGCCACATAGGTGCGATCCAGCAGGGGGGAGGCTTGGCCTGCGGTGATCTGCGCCTCCAGTTCTGCCCGCATGGCCTGGAGTGTGGAAAGGTCCGCACGGGTCAGGCTCCGGCTGCCGATCTTGTAGGACTGGCCGCCGGAAAGCACCGCCGTGATCGCGGCGTTGATCTGTTCCAGCATTTCCGCCGGGTTGTTGGTGTTGCTCATGTTCATGGCCTCCGTTAAATCCAGTTATCGTTATCTTTGATCCAGTTTTCCTCCTGGGGGCGGGTGTCCGGTTTCGGATCCGCCCGCTTTTTGACCTCCTGGGCGTTCTCCTCCACTCGGTTCTGCAGGTAGAGGTTGCGGACGCCCAGCACGTCGGCAGCCGCCGCCGCGTACACTTCGCAGTCCAGGTAATGGTTGTCCGCGTGGGAGGTTTTCAGGACCCACCGCTGGACCTCCTTGCCCCCGCTCCGCTCGGTGATCTTGTGTTCTGCGGTGACCTGTTCGGCGTAATCAAGATCGCAGCCTTGATATACCATCCAGGCGCCGGTCCCGTTTTCTTTCCTCATGCGGGCGGCGATCTGGTCCTTGTACTTTCCACCGTCCACCAGCACCAGGGTCATGCCATTGGCCCGGCTCCCGGCCTTGTTCACTGTGGAAAGGCGGTAATGGGACAGCATGGTGGTGGTGCCCTTGCAGGGCAGCGCCCAGTCGGAGTTCAGGGCGCAGAACTCATAAACGTCCTCTGTCTGATCGCCGCTGTCCATCAGGGCCAGGTTGACCATGACCTTTTCGCCGTTCGGCATGGTCAACTCGGTATTCATAATCCGTTCAACCTCACCCATGGAAAGGGCCTGCCCGTGGGAAATATTTTGGCTGGTCATATAATCGCCCCAGGCCCGGATTGTCCAGTACAGGCAATTCTCCTGTACGTCGATCCCGCCGGTCACCAGCTTGGTCCATGGCGGCAGCGTCCATTCCGGTGTTTCCGTCTGGCGCTCCATCACCATTTCGGCGTTGGTTTTCAGCTTGGTGTCCTCCCAGGGTTCGGCCAGCCAGCTATTGGCGAAATTGTGCAGCAGTTCCGGGTCGTCTTTGGATCGCATGAACTCCCGCGCAATATCAGAAAACCGGGTAAAGGGGGAATACAGGGTATTCATCCAAAAGGCCACGCTTTTGGGGTGTTGGGTCTTTTGCCGCACAGGTTTCCAGCGCCCGGCGGCCAGCATTTTGCCCTTGTCCTGGTCGGTAATCACGCACCCACATTCCTGGCAGACGTAGGTGGCCATTTCCGCCCGGTCCGCGTTCTCCGGCACGTCCTCTTTGGATGGCCACTTGATTTGTGCAAACTTCAATTCGATAAATGCCCCACAATGGGGGCAGGGGACAAAATAATGCTTTTCAACGTCCGCCGCCTCTTTGGCTTTCCAAATATGGCCCGTTTTCAGGGTCGGCGTGGAGGCCATGAAGATCTTGCGGTTGAAAAACGTCTTTGTGCGTTCCTTGGCCAGGGAAACGGGGTCCGCCTCTTTCTTGGAGGCTCCGGGGAATTTGTCCACTTCGTCCATGAAAAGATAGCGTATATTTGTGCTGGCCAGGTCTGCCGGGCTGTTTGCACCCGTCAGGTACACCACCATGTCCGTGAACTTTAAGGCCAGTTTTTTGCTGTCGTTGATCCGGTATTTTGCGGCCAGGACCTTGCAGCTTTTGATCATCGGGTCCAGTTTGCTTTCCACCGTGCGCTCCGCCAGATCGTCGGATGGGTAGACGCACATGGCCGGCGCCGGGTCCTGGGCAATCGCGCTTGCCAGCATATTCTCCATGGCAGATGTGCCGCCCACCTGGGTGGGCTTTACAAAAATAATTTCCTCCACCATTTCGTCGGAAAAGGCGTCCATGATCTCCACCAGGTACGGGGTCACGCTGTTACGCCACGGGCCTGGTATGGAATTGCTGTCCGGCAGGACGCGGTTGGCCTCTGCCCATTTTGACACGGTGACCCGCTCGACGGGGCGTAATACCTGCACAGCCTTGTGGATCCACGGCGGCACTGTATAAGGCTTTTGGCGGTATTTTTTCATGGCTCCCCGTCCTCCGTTTGCTCTGCCACGGCTCCGTCCGAAAATGCGGCCAGCAGGGCCTCCAATTCCTTACGCATGGTTTTTTCCATGGCCCGGACTGTCACCGCGTCGGCATAGCTGGACATGGTGCCGGCCATGCGGGGCGGGATATTCATGGCAAACTTTTTGAACGTGGCCAGGAACTCCGCCAATTCCTCGGTGGCCTGGTCTGCCGAAATATATTTGCCCTCTGCAATCGCTGTTTTCAGGCGGTGGAGTTGGCCTTGGCTTTCTTTCAGGTCAACCTCCGCCTGCAGTTTTTTCAGGTTCAGTTCCGCCGCCCGGCTGTTTTCCCCGGTTTCCTGGGCTTTCTGCTCAACATGGGCAATATACCGCTGGACCGTTTCGCAAGTCCGATACTTCCGGGCACCGCCGCCGGGCGGCACCTCGGTTTCCAGGACACCCTCCTGGGTCAACTGCTGGATCCGCCGGACGGTTTTTCCCAGCAGTTTGGAGATCGCCGTGGTGCTGGACCACTCCGGGACTGCCCCGGACATGACCACCGGCTTTTCGGCCTTGCCCGTGGTCGTCTTTTTGGTCTTTCCCGCCACCAGCAGCACCTCCTTTTCCGCCGCCGGCTGGCCGTCTTGATCGGTGCCGCCGGTTTCGCTTTTCCTGGCTTTGGGTGATTTCGCGTTTTGCCCCTCTCTTTCTCCCAGGCTTATACCCCCTAAAGGGGGGTATAAATCCGGGGGTGTTTTGAAAAACCGTAACGTAACAGCCTGGAAATTTTCCTCCCTCATGGACAAAAATTCCGGGCTTTCCTTGCCCCGCATCGCTCAAAGTCCCAGGGAGGACCCAAACAGGGGGTGGGAGGCCCTGGGCAGCCCCTCGGCAAAGGCCGCCCAGGGCACAGGGTTGGGGCCGGGCCGCCGCACATAGCAAGCGCGGCGGCGCAGGGTGAAAGGAGGAAAGCCCCTGCGGTACGCTCCCCGGCCCATGGTATGGAAAAAGAAAGGGCCGCCAGTTCTTCACGCCCTGGCGGCCTCTCGTTTTCTCTTTTTCCACGGTACAATCTTAGCACAGGCAAATGTCCGATAGTGTCCGAACTTTTCAAAAGCGGGAAAATTATTCACGGGCAGGATTGTCCCGCATATATTTGCCCACTAATTTCCGCGCCCGCTTATTGGCCATGATGATCTCCAGGCCGGCGTTGTAATAGTCGTTCACCCTGGACCTGCTCATGCGGACCTCTTTGCAGATCCGCTCCCACTTCTTGCAATCTATGTGCCGCATTTCCACAACGGTGCGCTCCGTGGACCCCATGGGCAGCAGGTCGATCATGTCCATAACATTCAGCACGGCCTTTCCCATGGCCTCCCGCTGGTCGTCTATGCGCTGTTCAACCTCCGCCAGGCGAAAGACAACGGACACGGAACCCTCGGTATTCGCCGGAGGTTTTGAAGTCGGCATAGTTCTGTATGTCGATCCCATGGGTGGGGTCTTTAATTCGCGCACCAAATCGTCGTGGCGACGTTCCAGCAGCCGTTTGGCCTCGCGGGCCGCATGGTATTGCTGCAGATATTCTTTCACGGCCTCGCGGGTGATCCCGCCCGTTGTCTGTTCGCTCATTCTTACACCTCGGTTATGTCCAGTCCGAACCGCTCTTTTAGCAGTTTCTTTTTGATTGCGTATTTTTGGGTTTTGGTCGCCCGGCTTTTCACGTCCTCCACCACCAGCACCCACGGGGTCCCTGTCTGATCGGCCCAATATGCCGCGTGGCTCCCGTTTTCTGGCGGACGGTAGTATGTAAAATCCGCCTTGTACCGGATGGCCCGCACCCTGCAGCCCTCGGTGTCCGTGTATGCCTCTTGCAGGGTGAACTCCACCTGCAGGCGCAGGTCGCGGATCTGCCCGGCCTGGAGGCGGGCGGTTAAAACGTCATACCGGCGGGCCTCTTTTTGGCTGTCAAAGTGGAGAACAGCGCCGGAGGCCGTGACCCGCTCGGTGGGGGTGTTGTGGTATTTATTCGCCTTTGCCTTTTCCTGCGGCACGGCGGCGGAGGGCATAAGCCCCCGCCGCGCTTGCTGTTCCATGTACTTTTCCAGGGCTTGCCTTTGGTATTTCGGCGGCAGGTCGTTGACGTTTATGGCCATTTCTCATTCCTCCGCCGCGTCCGGGATCTCTATGTACTGCCATGACATGGGTGGACGGTCCAGGCCGAACTCCGCCAACGGGCTGGGTGTGTCGAACTTTTCCGCCGATTTTATGACCCAGCCGCAGAGTTTTTTCCCGGGGCCTCCGGCGTATTTCTCCAGATCTTCAAGCGGGACGCAGGACAGCCTTTCCAGGAATTGCAGATAGTTGGTTTTCACCCACCCCTCACATGAGAACTGGCCCTGCACCGCTCCGGTGCCGCTGACATAGACCAGGACCAGCAGCGGCCACGGCTCCGGCTCTCCCGCTCCGCCTTTGGGGGCGCTTTTTCTGATCTCCAGCAACTTTTCCCCGGCCAGGATTTTCTCCCACCATTGGGGTTTCATGCTCATAAGCACAGCCCGCATATTATCCTCCATTCTGCCCGTTAACCGGAATGATCCGGCACTTGTCAACGGCAAACTCCGCCACATGGTTCAATGCCAGGCAGGCCAGTACAATGTCCGCCATAAGCGCGTCCGCGTCCTCCTGCCCTCTCCCGTCGCCATTTATGGCCAGGAGATTGCCAGCCAGCACATTCCCCAGGTCCTCCAGGTTTTTGGCCGCTTCAATCCACCGTTCTTTCGGCACCGTGTAACCGATCTCCACCTTTTCGGCGTTTTCCATGGCTCACACCTCCCACGGGAAAGCAGAGGCAGGAAGATCCGGGAAGTATGCCCGCAGGTTGTCCTTGTAGAACACGGGGATCTCATTCTCCGCGCAGAACTTCACGATTTTGTCCACCCATTCCCGGCAGGGGATCACCTTGTCCGTCCGGTTTCCCGTTTCGGCGCCCAGGATCACCCACTGGGGCAGGCCCTCCGCTTTTTCCATATCCACCGGCCCCAGCAGCGGTTCCATGCTCCAAAACGTGTTGATGTTTGCCCAGGGCATGGGGTACATGGCCATGTCCTCCTCGCTGGTCACAGTGCTGCCGTACCAGTAATTATTCTCATGGGGCAGGAGGGCCAGCTGGTCCAATTCCAGATAACGGGCCGGGTTCTTAGTCAAAAACAGGTAACGGTGCTGGGGTGCCTGCTGGCAGGCGTCCAGCACGTCCCGGATCCAGCCCGTTGGCACCCATCGCCCGAACAGGTCCGCCATGCTGCACACGAACACGGTCTGCGGCTCTCCCTGGCGCTCCGGCTGGTTCAGGCGGTAGCGGTGCAGGGTGGGTTCAAACCCATAGGGGTACGGCGTGGCCTTGATCTTGTTCTCCAGAACGTGGAGGCCGCCGGGGAGGGCAGCGGGGTCCTCCAGGTTGGCGTCAAACCGTCGGGCGGTCCTCCTGGCGTAGCAATAGGGGCAGCCGTGGCGGCATCCGGTTACGGGGTTCCAGGACATGGTGGCCCAGTCAATTTTCGTTTTATTCATTTTCGGGATCTCCTTTCCACTCGTTCACAATGCAGTCCCGGCAATTAAAATCCGGGCAATAGTCGCAGATGTTGAAACCGTCTTTTGTGGCCTGCCGGATCATGGCCTCCAGGTTCGGGACGTTGATCTGGCGGCTGGGGCGGATCATTTTCAACGCTCTGGCCAGGTATTCGGCGGCCTGCCAATCCCCGAAAACCTCCGCCGGGCCGTCCTGTTCCATTGTTTCGGGGTTCAGCGGCCAAATGGCCACACTTCCGCCCTTGCTATCCGGTTTCCATACCGCAGGCGTTACGCTCACAACGTCGCCGTTTGGCGCCGTTCTCATGCTGCCCAGTTGGGTGGTGCCCACACCTATGACGATCATTCCCATGTCTTTGCCTCCTCTTTCGCCTCCGCCAGCCCAGCGCCAGCTATTGCGTGTATGCACCCCTCAACCTCGATCTCCGGTACACCCCGCTTTAACATCGCGGTGGCACACGCCGCCGTAAGTGCTACCAGCATATTCAAGATTTCGCCACCATTGGCGTTAACAACAGTTTTGATGGCCCCGCCCTCTTGAATTTCTGCGTAAACGCTGCCTTTCTTCATGTCATTTCCTCCGTTCGTAGTAGAAAATCATTTGCTGCACCAGGCCGGCAAATCCGGCATAGCGTTCCATTGGGAAACCGTCCGGGAACTCCCGATCCAGCACCCGGCGGATCCATGTGTCCACCGGGAACGCCTCCAGGTGCCCCATGCCGTAAAGCAGAATACAGTTGGCCACCTTTTCGCCAATTCCGGGGATCGCTTTCAGGATTGCCTTGCCCCTGGTGTAGTCCATGGCGGACACCAGGGGCACGTCCAGCCCGCCGCCGGTGATGGCTCTGGCCATAGCTGCCATATACTTGTCCCGATAACCCAGGCCCAGGCCCGCAAGTTCCGCCGCGTCGGTCAGGGCCTCCGGTGGCGGGAATGTGTAATACTCCTCACCGTCCACGGTGGTGATCTTCTTTCCGAACCGGCGGCACAGCGCGGACACGCTGGCCCGGATCCTGGGAATGTTGTTGTTTTGGCTGATCATAAAGCTGGCCATTGTTTCCCATGTGGGTTGATGTAGGACCACCATGCCGTTGGCCTCCGCCGCCGCTCTGGACAGGTAGGCGTCCGGGCCGTCCCGCTCCGCCCAGGTGTTAATCGTCTGCCAATACTCCGGGTACGGGTCGCCCAGGCCGAAATAATACCGCCAAAACGCTGCACGGTTTTCCCGGCACCTGACTGCCAGCTTGTCCGGCGCCGTCATATAGGCCACGCACACCTGATCCCCCGCTGGGATCAGGTAGTTGCACGGGCCGCGCCGCTCCCAGCGGAAAACCTGGCCGCTTTCCGCGATCTGGTCCAGGTCGAAATGGGACACGGGCCACTCAAACGTGGTTGTTTTTCCGTTCATACCGCCACCGCCTTTTCAAATTCTGCCATTGTCGTGATCGTCTGGCCGCACCACTCCGGGAAGTTTGCCCGGACCAGGGCCGTGGCAAAGGGCGGCGGGACAGCGTTGCCGCAGCGGGCCACCTGTTTGCTTTTCCCGTAGACGTTGCCCATATAGTCCCGCTCGATCTTGTAATCGTCCGGGAAACCGTTGGCCCGGTACAACTCGCGGGGCGTCAGCATACGCAGGCCAATGTCGGCCATGAAATACCAGGCACCGCCGATCAGGAACAGGATCACGTCGTCCTCTGCCAACTGATAGCTGCAAAACTCGTTCAGGGCCTCCCGGATCTTCGGCCAGTTCTGGAGGGGCGCCCCCGGTTCCGCCT